AAAAACCAAACTATTAATACTGCTCAAATTATAGGAGACTTATATAAAAAACGGGTATTAGATGATGAATATACAGAAACTGACAAGCATTATTCAAACACAAATGGTATCAAAGACATGGAATTTGGACCAAAAGATCAAAAACAGTTTACTGAAATGTTAGACCGAGTTCATGATTTATCTATAATTCAGTCTGGTAAGGATTTGACCCAAGAAGAACTGAAAGAAGTAGAACAATATAAAAATGATTTTAATTCGAAACAACTGACAGGCCCTAACATAAAAGTTAATTATTATAATGGAGCTTATAAATATACAACAACATGTAAAATTGATAAAAAAGATATAGAAGAAACTAAAACATATAAAAGATTGCATTGGGGTCAACGTAAGTTGCTCCTTTCTGAAATAGATTTTTTTAATAGAGTCTCAGAAAGAATTGGATATGACACATTTAAAACACAAAAAATTTGCCTTGTTTATCCAGGTTCTGCATCTGGACATCATCTATTAACTGAAATGCTCATGTATCCTAATTTAATTCTTTTCCTATGGGACCCGGCAATTTTCTATGATATATTACTTATTGCTGATTTTAAAAGACGTGGAATACCTTTAGGTCGAAGGTGGACAGAAAAACAGATTGGCGAAGCCAAAAAATACTTGGGTCGTGTCTTTATTAACATGGATTTAGAAAATGATAAATATATGCAATATTATGAAAATGCTAAAAAGGAAAAAGTTCCAAAAGAAAATTTCAGGTTAAAATTAGGAACTTTTGAGGAAAGCGGTATTAAAGCCTATAAAGAACATATAGAGAAAATGTCCGAAGCGCATACAACATTATTTTGTTCCGATATTAGAGCATTTCAAGACAAGGAAGCTATTTCATTTATAAATTATAATAATTTTAAAGGCTATAATGATTTATTATCACTTAAAATAGCCGGTGAAGTGCTTAATCATAAAAATTTTAAACGAGATATGGACTTACAAAAATATTGGATGGACTCAATTAAAGCGGATTACGGGTTGTTTAAATTTAAACTTAAAACAAGACCATATACAAAGTCAGAAGCCCAGTATGAATACTATGATGGTGATATAATATTACAAGCATGGGCCCCTGTAACATCAACTGAAACACGGTTATTTGTTGCTCCAGGTCATAAAGGCAAAGCTTATTATAATGTATCAAAATATACTAATCAATTAAATACATTTAACCAAATATTAAGAACTGCTGATTTGAGCAGAACAAAGCTAAGTGACTTGGGTATGGAATTTAAAGATAATCCTAATTACACTTTAAATAATATATGGGAGCGGTTTCTACCAAGACATAAAATAGGTATGGATGCTATTTTAGAAACATATATATTATATGATTATTTGCGAAATAATCCATTTGATATTGATTCATTTGTTATTAAATCATCTGATATACAAATGCTTATATCAGATATAACAAGCGGATGTAAAAATGAATACGACCTTACTAGTTTTCCTAGTTTAAATACAAAACGCCATAATAAACAACTTGATACTTATTTTAATAACCGACTTGATTTTAACGGCTATTATGATAAACAAATATGTACATGGGATGAAAAATCTACATTCAGATCTCCATTAAGATCTCCATCAAGAGATGGATTTCACATAGCTGAGTGGGATGAGAGGAAAGATTCACTCCAGACGACTCGACAAGGCCCATTTCTCAAGGAAACTGAAGACCCTCGAAATTTTCTGGCTAGACCCGAACCACAATCTTCATCATTGGAATCAAATAGTTATGTACCTCCTCATCTAAGACCTGGTAATACAGCTAAGGAAGCACCGTATTCTAAAGAGCGAAAATAGGCTTTTATATCAAAAACATTAGTAGAATTAATAAAACGGAATTAAAATAATATTATAAATATTATATTATCGTAATATTTATAGTTTGTATGAGTTATATGAAACACTTATACGGTAAAATAAATGATATTAAAATATGCTATAATAGCCGGGCTATTCTAACTTTAGAATCTTCGCAAAAAATAGCTCGCATGTGGTGGAAACATATTCCTTTTATACAACCTTATTATTCGGTTAAATCATTTCCCAATAAAGAATTAATTACTATGTTAGATTATGAGAATTTTAAATTTGATTGCGCCAGCAGAAACGAAATTAAATTAGTCAACGATATATTATATAATAAACCGAATACCAAAATAAACAAAGATAATTCAATAATATTTTCTAATTCAGTTAAAAGTATTGATGATATTATTTACGCAAAATATAATAATAATATGAATATTTATGCAGTTGATAGTGTTGAAGAAGTTGAAAAAATCAAATGGATAGATAAGGATGCTAAATACATGATAAGAATTTTAAGTCATGAAGATAACTCATTAATTAAATTTAATGCTAAATTCGGAGCTTCATTGAATACAACTATTAACATCATAAATTATATTCATAGTCTCCAATTAGACTTTTACGGATATTCTTATCATGTGGGCTCTAAATGTAAGAATATGGAATCGCATACAAAAACTATAAATAACTTATTAGAAAATCACATTAAATACAGTGATTTGATTGGATTAAAAACCCAAGTAATCAATATTGGCGGTGGATTTGAAACGGCAGACCAAATAATAGAAATCGGTAAAATATACGACAGATTCAAACACATATTCCATAAAAAAAATATTAGTGTAATAGCTGAACCCGGTCGTCTAATATCAGCGCCTTCATTATCAATAGCAGTTAAAGTAATTGCTATTAGGAAAATGGATAATCACTATAATATAACAATTAATGATAGTGTATATCATTCATTTCAGGGTAAAATATATGATTATCAAAGTTTTACACCAATTCCGCAATATTATAATACAGAAATTATAAAATGTAATATTTTCGGGCAAACATGTGATTCAATAGATGTTATCTGCGAAAATATAACATTACCACTTCCTAATATAAATGATATTATACTGTTCGAAAATATGGGGGCATATTCTCTTGCAAGCTCGACTGGTAATTTTAATGGGTTTAGTTCAGCCGAATTTTAAACCAGTTAAATTATATTTTTTTGTTTGATACAATATACAATATGAAATTTTATCAATCAATTAATGGATATTATTATAAACAGCTTAGAAATGGTGAAAAGGTGAGAATATCAAAAGAAGAATATCAAAAGAAGAATGCGAAAAAAGTTAAAAAGGGGGGTGGATTAACAAAAACCGAAACTTTAAAAATACTAAACAAATTGGATGAATGTTCTATTTATAATATTTCTAATATATATATAGGAGTCGATGAAACTAATTATAAATTTATTGAAGTGCCTCAAGGTCATATATATGAATACGATGGTGAGCACGTAATTGATTTAGGAACTAATAAAGTTATTGAAAATGGTAATAACATTATATTATATATAATGGGAATGACTCCTTGTAGGGGTTTAATTGTATTTGAAACTGAAAGAATATTAATGGGTCATTTAGATTCAATTAATGATAGAAGTCCATTAACATTACAAACCATAGATAAAAGTTTATCAGGTGATAAGAATAAAATAAACACAATTTATTATGTCATGGGTATGTCATCTTTCGATTCTATGTTAAAAGAAGAATGTCCATTATGTGATATTTCTACAGAGATAATAAAACTTGTAGTGGAAAAAAATTTAGAAAATTATACTTGTGTTGTAAAAGATTTTGCTTATAAAATGTTCACATCTAAATTTGGGTATAATTGGCGTGATGATGAATTTATTACTTTTCCAATACGCCCTGCTATTAAGAATAGATTTATTACAGAAAATGAAAAAAAATTAGAAGACTATGAAAATATAAAATATAAAGAACAGGAGAAAGAAATAGAATGTGAATATATAAAAAATAAATTAATTAGAAATAAAAAAAATAGTAAACAATATCAAGAATCTAAGACTAAGTGTTTATCTTGTAATTTCAGAATAAAATCAAGAGGAAAAGGTATTTTTTTATGCGCTGAATAACTCGATTAAATTATAAGTCATTTATTTCATTTTCCAATCCAGATCTATCCATATATGCAGTCATATATTTAGATCCGATTGGTCCGGTTTGTTTTGATTTATCTAGTTCTAATCCGCATTCATTGTCGTACAAACTTTTATTTTTCTTGGGCGTATCTTTAATATCAAGCCTACCCCTTCTTTGATTAGTTGAATATGATTCCGTATCAAAATCAAATTTACCTACTTTTTCTAAATTATGACCTCTAACATTTTTAACGGCTGATTTATAATTAACAATTGTTTTTTCTTCGCCTTTTTTATAATTGGCTATAGAATCCCATAATATCTCATTATTTGTAATTGTTGCATTTGTTTTGTTATTTTCTTCCATATATAACCCTTTATCGTCGGCGGTCTTTTGTATTGCATCTCTTAAATCATCTGTTTTTAATTGCTTAAAATTTTTATTGACCCGACCCATCGTTTCAAATATTGTTGTATTTATCCTTGTTTTTTCCATAACTGACGGGTCATGTAATAATAGTTTTTCACCTGATGTATTAGTTACTTCACCATTTAATATAGTATGTGCCGATTTAGGCTGTGTATTTTCGGTCGGCCTACTAAGCATACCTGCCATGTCATATGGTGTTAGTTTCTGTTTCACGCCTCTGTTATCCGTGCTTTTCCCCCAATCAATATTATTTAAGCCCGTAAATAATGCATTGTCTTTTCTATTTGCTAAATCCATCATAGTTAGAGCCAATCCTTTAGAAACATTTATATCTTGCCATGACATATTAATATCATGGTCTATATGAGAATTTGCCCTATTTTTATACCAGTTCGAGTCTGTGAATGATGCACCAATATTTTTTTTGCCGTATTGTTCTATTTGGAAAACGTGGTCTGTAGTTCTACGAAATCCTATCGACGTATCATTAGATAAAGAATTAGTTATATTCATATTATTACGATTGGCTAAATGAGATGGATCTTTAATTTCTGCGCTATTTTCTATTAAATCAACATTTGACTTAGTATAACCCGGCGTTGCTGATGCCGTACCCCATGCATCCCAAGATGTATCAAATATTTTCAGATAATCTTTTGAAATATTTTGACCGCTTCTTATATTATAAACCATTTGTCCGGGTGTAATATTTGATTCAGTTACACTATCGTCGTTATCTGGCCTATAATTGTAAAGCGAACCTCGCGAATATTGCTGATTTACATGCTTTCGCATATCTGGCTCTAAAGCAACTCCGCGAGGATCTCTTTCTAAAAAAACATGATCCACGAAGGACCCATCCGGTAAATAAGGTTCGGCATTTTGTTGATTCATAAAACCACTATCCCTAAAATCTATCATACGAGACGACAAATTGTTACCAAATGCATTTCCATTAGAATCTCTACCGCCACGAGGTTGATCTGATTCAAAGAATTCAGGCGATGGTCTTAAATCTTTTAGGGTCGCTCTATGAAAATTTTCTACTAAATCAACGGGTTCATACATACATGTTTGCTCTATTTTTTTTAAGTACATATCGACAGGCATGTCTTGACCGGAACCTACTAAACTATTCCTCGCCATTTTAAAATTAACTGTTAATTATTATTGTTAATGCTTACGTATAACAAGTTATATTATTTAATTTAAAAAAGTAAATATAAAAAGTAAATATTATTCTTTTGAAGATTATAATAGTAATATATTAAAATTGAATATTGATTAATTGAATAAAAGCAAGCATATTTTG